CAAGAGAAAGCGGATTGAGTGTTGGAGAACTACGCCAACTGTCACAGGAAGGCAAACTTACCGCAGATGTTTTCTTTGAGATGATTGGGGCAAGTGAAAAACTAACTGCCGCTTTCCAAAGTATGGGAACAACAACAGATCAACTAGAAACAAGATTATCAAATACATTTGATTTGATTATCAATAAAGTTGATCAAAGTGTTGGTTTTACAGAATCCTATAGAAATGTTTTAAGAGAACTTGACAGAGATTTAGGCAGACTATTCAATGTTAATCCTTTAGAAGAAGTAAGTAACAGCGAAGTTTTTGCCCAAGCAGAACAAAATATTTTAAGCATTGATGACGCATTATTTGAAATACAAAAACGCATAGAAGACTTCCCAGGCTTGATGAACTTGTTTACAGGCACCTTTGTTTTTGACGAAGATCAACAAGCATTTAACAATCTAAAGGCTATTCAGCAAGCATTATTAGATATGAAAGATGCTGCCAATGTAGCAGCAGAAGAACTACAAGCAGAAGTTAAAGCAGAAAGAGAAGCAGCAGCCGCAAGAGCAGCCGCATTGGCACCTTTACAAGATTTGTTAGACAGGACAGAAGAATATGTTGGTGCTAATGAAAAAGGTAGAAGTGCTTTAGAAAAACTACAAAGTGCTCAAGCACAAGTGTTAGAAGATCTTGAAAGATTAAATGCTTTAAGAGGCACAGAATCAGAACAGTATGTTGATTTAGATAGTCTTATTGCTACAGCAACTTCAAGAAATGAACAACTTACTGCCAGTATAACTGATTTGACAAAATCTACACAGGATAAAGCAGGAACATTTAGTGAGTTTTATAGTAGTATTGTTGAAAGTGCCAATAAAGCAGCGGTAGAAACTGGATTTGCTTTACAAGCAATCACCAAGTTGAATGAGGATTTAGCAGCAGGTAGAATCAATGTTGATACTTACGCAAATGCTATGGAAAGACTCAACAATATACTTGGTAATAGTGATAATATCAAAGATACAAATAGAGAACTTGAAAGACAAAAAGAAATATTAGATAGGGCAACTGAAAGATCTAATGATTATATTAGAGATTTAGAAGAATCTACTGGTGATGCGAGATTTGAACTTGAAGCGTTAAATATGGATCCTTTAGAAAAACAAATCCAGCAAATCACAAGAGACTTAAATCAAGATCTAAATCAAGAAGTTGCCAATCTAAACAAGGCATTAGAAGAAGGTGCGGATCCAGCAAAAATACAAGCACAGATTGATGCGATAACAAACGCAACTCAAACAGCAATACAAGCACAAACAGACATTGCTAGACAAAGTTATGAAACACAAAGAAGTTTTAGTTATGGATGGGAAAAAGCATTCCAAGAATATGCGGATCAAGCAACAGACGCAGCAAGTTCAGCAGAAAGAATATTTAGAAAAACCACAAGAGGTATGGAAGACGCCATTGTAGGTTTTGCAAAAACAGGTAAGTTTGAGTTCAAGGATTTTCTTGCAACTATAGCAGAAGAAATATTACGCAGCCAAGTTAGAGTTTTGATTGCAAGACTATTTGGTGGTGGTGGTGGCACTGGCGGCGGTGCAGGACGCAGCGGAGGTTTTGCTGGTTTATTAAACAATGGCGGACCTGTTATGGCTGGACAGTTTGGTATTGCTGGTGAAGCAGGACCTGAACTGGTTACTGGGCCAGCACAAGTAACACCGTTAGACAGTGTAGGTGGCGGCACTGTGATTTACAATATAAACGCAGTAGATGCTCCAAGTTTCCAATCATTGATTGCTAGAGATCCAAAGTTTATACACGCGGTAGCAGAAAAAGGTCGCCAAGGATTAGCAGGGGTTAGAAGATGACAACAGCATTTCAAAATGTAATAGATAACGCAGCAACTTTATCAATCAGCAAAAGAAAAAAAGTAGGCACAAGTGTTGCTAGAGACGGCACTGTTAAGGCAACTAGTTTAGGAGGCCAAGTTTGGCAGTTTGAAGTTCAGTTACCAAGTGGTCCAAGATACAGCACATATAGAACTTTTTTAGATCAAATAGAAGCATTAGATAGAACCACTGTAGGACAAATACAGTTGAACAATACTGGTCACGATTATATTAGTGAATATAGAGGCAATGTTTCTACTCCAAGTGGGATTATTGTTCAATACACATCTGGTAATACTGTAACAGTTACAGGCGGAACTGGAGGTTTATCATCAGGTTATATTTTTAAATCAGGTGATTTAATACAACTAGGCTCAACTGGTAGTGTTTATAGTGTTGTAAATGATGTTGCTTGGAATCAAACTACAGTTACTCTTCATAGACCAGTTAGAGAAGCACCAGATTCTTATTTTGTAAGAGTTGGACCAAACTGTGTATTTGATGTTATTTGTGTTCAGTTTCCAGACTGGACAATATGGGGTTATGATCAAATAAGATGGAGTGGACCGTTTATATTTGCGGAGGCACTCTAATGATTAATCTTTCAAGTTATGATAGTTTACAAACAAACATATTTGTTAAAATAAGTTATCCAGACACTACTTTTGATTATTTTAGCGATTATCACAGAGAGTTTAGTTTTGGAGGTGACACTTACACAGGGTTTGGATCGTTGTTAAGTGTTGCTCCAACAGAAAACAACTTGAGAGCAGCACCAATGCAAGTTGAAGTTGTTTTATCAGGCTTACCAACAACAGTTATTCAAAATGCTTTAGCGTCAGATCTCAAAGGCAGTTTTATTGAAATATTTAGAGCCTTTTTTGACGCAGAAACAGGAGAACTATTGCCAGTAGGAGAAAATCCAGCAGGTAAGTTTAGAGGTGTTGTTAATAACTTTAGCATTGAAAATAATATTACAATGGGCGATGATACTGCCAATGTCTCAATCTTATTAGAGTGTTCTAGTGTTTTACAATATTTAGAAAACAAAATAGGCGGGCGTAGAACAAACCCTTTAGATCAACAAGCATACGACCCAACAGATACTAGTATGAAAAGAGTGCCATCATTGGCAAGATCAAACTTTGACTTTGGAGCACCTAAATGAGTTTTTTAAGCGGATTATTAAATGTAGGCAAAAGTGTTTTAGGATTTTTTTCAGGAAACAGTATTGGATCAACACTAGCAAGAGCAGCACTAGCAGGTTATGCGTTAAACAAACTAACGAAAAGCATTGCTAAAGACAATAAAGCAGAAACAACAGAAAATATTGACAAAGGTGTAAGATTACAAATCCCGCCAGCAAGTTCAAACAAGGTTCCTGTATTGTATGGAACGGCACATTTTGGAGGTGTTATTACAGACGCAGAACTTTCTAGCGATAACCAATCAATGTTTTACTGTATGACACTTGCGGAAAAAACTGGAAATGTTCGTAGCACTTCTTCGTCAAGTTCTTACACTTTCAAGGATGTGTATTGGAACGATCAAAGATGTGTATTTAGAAGTGATGGTATAACAGTAGATTACACTGTAGATAGAACAGGTGCTTTTGATAGAAGTGCTAGCGGATTGATTCAAGTTTATTGTTATGCTGGAGGTTCAAGCAATGGCGTGATTCCTCAAAACTATACTGGATCAACTCCAAATGCGTATAATGTTATGCCAAGTTGGACTGCCAATGATAGAATGACTGACCTAACATTTGCTGTGGTTAAAATAACATACAACAGAGACAAGGGTATCACTGGTCTTGGAAACTTTACATTTGAAGTTGAAAACTCAATGAAAGACCCAGGCGATGTTTTATACGATTTATTCACAAACAATCTGTATGGAGCAGGTATTTCGCCATCGTTAGTAGATACAAACAGTTTAGATGATTTAACCACATACAGTCAAACCAGCGTTAACTTTACAGATGAAACTTTTGGCGGCGGACAAGTTTTAGCAGATAGATATCAAATCAATGGTTTGTTAGACACATCACAAAATGTTTTTATTAACATAGAAAAAGTTGCCAACAGTTGTGCTAGTTGGATTAGTTACGATAACTATCAAGGATCTTTTGGCGTTATTATTAACAAAACAGGATCAAGTGTAGCAAGTTTTAACAATAGTAATATTTTAACTGATATAACAATACAAGGCACTGGTTTAACAGAACTTTATAACAATGTTAAAGTTGAGTTTCCAAACAGAGATATTAGGGACCGCAGTGATTATGTCAATATAGAAATCCCTAACGCAGATAGAAATGCCAATGAACTAGATAGTGTTTTAAACATTGGATATGAACTTATCAACGAACCAATCCAAGCCCAGTTGCTTGGACTTGTAGAACTCAAACAAACAAGAGTTAATCTGATTATTTCGTTTGAAACTGATTACAGTTATATGAATCTAAAAGCAGGTGAGATTATAAGTGTAACAGATGAAATAAGTGGATTTGTAAACAAAGAGTTTAGAATACTTGCTATAACAGAAAATCAAACAGATGAATCGCCTTTAACATTACAAATAACCGCTTTGGAATATGATCCAAATATTTACAGTGTTGCAGATTTATATAGATATACAAGAAGTGACGATAATGGTATTATTACTATTGCCAACATTGGAACTCCAGGGACTCCACAAGTTACCAAGTTTGAAAAGGTAGCAAGACCAAGAGTTGAAATAGAAACTACTAGTCCAGCAGGTGTTGTTGAAGGTATTGAATACTGGTATACGACAGATATCAATGAACCCAATGATGACAACAGAAGTTATATATTATTAGGAACACGCAGACCAGCAGGCGGCGGAACTTTTAGCAGCGGCGATACAGTTGTTTTAGATGTTGATACATTAAACACCGCAGAGTTTTATGTTAAAACTAGAGGCTTTAACGATATTACTACAGGTCCTTTTAGTGCTACAAGTGGCTTGGTTGATTTTACACCTCAACAAGTTACTGATGCTATAAACGATCAAACACAGGCTTTTGACAGTTTAGGCGGGCTTGCTACAGCCATTGGTCTTTTGAGTTTGCTTAATGGTGTTGATGGTTTATTTGGCGGTTTAACTGGACCAGGCAGTTTGTTTGATAAAATATTTGGCACATTTGAAGACGAAACAGGTGTTGATTTGCTTCAAAATGCCCAAGATGGTAATCTTGGACCAGGGTCAGGAACTACACCTGCAGCGATTGATTATCTAACAGTTGCTAGTAAATCTCCAGCACACGATGGATCTTTATTTGATAGTATTAGCGACACTCAATATAATACTACAGGCAGTTGTTATATTAGATACAGTGGACAAAGATTTAGCGGAGGAAGTTTAATCCCTAATGTTGGTAACTATTATCTTTATAAATCTGATGATACATTAATAGATACAAAATCAATATCTGATTGCTCTATTATTGGCAATGTTGTTGAAATCCCTTTCGCTACAAGAGATCATTCAACTGATTATTATATTACAAGTGATGCTGGTGTTGTATCTACTTGTTCTTATTGCCCAGAGTATGCTCCAGCAATAGGCCCTCCAAGAACTATAGGCGATTGCTCTAGCCCAGACCAAATAAGCGGCTGGCGGTTTAATACAGCAAGACCAAATGATCCTAACAGCATAGACATTCCTGTTTTAGAAAATACTCACGATGTTAATCCAAGTTTAGGTGTTATTGCTTCTTATTTTAACGGCCATTTTGGGTTAAACACGCAAAATAAAACTTATGTCAGTCCTCAATCAGAGATTATACTATATTATGGGTATCCTATACAAGCAGGAACTGGCAGTATAACAGTTAATGGTCAGTCCATTGATGTTGAAACCAATGAAGGCTTGGCTGTTTATTTTAATGATTCAAGTGTTTATATCAACACTACTGTAGATTTTACAAGAGGATCAACGGTTACAATATCTGTGCCTGGGACAGCAGTAAGAGCAAGTGGATTCTGTAAATATGCGGATGCTTACACTACTACTTTTGAAGTTGATCCAGGTCCTACAGCAACTAGTTCTACTACAAATGGTTCAGTAACCACATTAGATATGGATAGAACTACTACATACACAGGAAATGCTCCAATAAAAGCAACCAGCAATACTACAGGAATAACTACAGAAAACACAAGGACTTATTATCCTCAAGATCAAGCAATATAAGGATTTACAGAAATGCCAACTAGAATAACTTTTGATATTACGCAAACAGATTTTATACTCAATCCAAACGAAAACTATACAATAAAGTTTGGTGATGGATTTATGATTGACAGTGATGGAACAGCAAATCTTGATGTAGATATTTTTACATTTAACACATCTCCTGTTTTCATCACAGCCACAGTAGGTCCTTATTATCCAAACGAGAAGAGTTTATTTCTTTCTTTTAACAAAAATGTAAGTTATAACGCAGGAAGCATTTATATCTACGCTGAAGATAGCACACTTGTTAGAGAAATAGACAGCACTACATTATCAACTGTAGATACTGATTCAAACTTGATTGAAGTTCCAATCCCTTTTCCAGCAGAAGCACTTGAAGATAATGCTAGATATTGGGTTGTGTTAGATGATGATTTATTTGTATCAACAAGCGATAGAGTTGTTACAAAGTTCAATAGTTGGACAAATGGAAGAACAGAGTTTGAGTTTGCTACAGGAGCAGATGGATTAGACGATTTTGTTGCTTGGTTAGATGCTAGCGAATCAACTTTTTACATAGATCCAACTAAAATAGTAGAGTTTGATAGTTCAGTAGATGTTTCAACCAGTTTTATGTGTCATCCTTTCAAAATAAAAGCATTTCCAACAACACCTACCTATCAACAACTTATGGCAAGCACAGTATTCCAAAGTTATACATATAGAGGTTCAGCAGTAGCAGCAGGATCAGGTTGGTATATGGAACATATTTACGGACAAGTTGAAGACACTACAGATAGAGAAAATGTATTATATTTTGATGGTATAAACTATAGCAACCTCCAGCGTCAAAATATGAGATCTTTGACTATAATGGATAGATTTGATCACGAAAACAAAACTTATTTGCCTAACACTGTAGGAACTACTACATCTAATAATGAAGGTGAATATATAAGATCACAGGTTTTTGGCATTAACGAAGGAGCAAATGCTACAGAGTTTTCTTTTGATATAGGCGGAATATTGTATTATCCAAATAGTTACGAAAACGGTCTCTCTAACCCGCCAATACAATCAATAAGCATTCAAAGTTTTAGCGATACTTGGATGACTACACCAATCAATGATTATAGCCAAGCAGATGGTTATGGGGTAAATCTAGCAGTTACAAATCCAGTTGCTAATAACAATGTAGGTTATATTGATTTGTATAAAAACTTTGGCGAATCTGTAATAAGAATAAACAACGCAACCACTACAACTACTACAAGAACGCAATCATATTTTGGTAGAGATATTACTGTTTCTCACAAATATGTTGCTGTTATTGATTATGATAGTGATACTACTATTAGAGGCAATATACAAATATTTGATCTTGAAGGCAATCATATTCGCACTATTGTTACCTTTAATGATTATTACAGCGGTTCATTATCTCTAATGAAACACCCAGATACAGAAGATTATATTTGTTATGGAAACGATATATATGATATTACTGATGGTAGTTTGCACCAGACATTGAATATAGGAAGTTTTTCAACAACAAGATTAAGAACAGCAAATAGCGAAACGCATTTAGCAATAGTTGATTATGGCAGCAGTTTCCAAACAGTTTACTTGTTTGATACAACAACTGATAGTTTTAGCAGTGTAGGCACTATTACTAATCCTAACACCAATACAAACAACACTAACGATAGTTTTGGTAAGTCTTTGGATATTTCACAAGATTTATTAGTTGTAGGTGCTCCAACAGAAGATCAAGAGCATCTAGATCCAAATATAACTTATACAGCATTTGATGGCGGAACTGTTTATATTTACAAATAAACTTTTTTTGCCTTTTTTTAACGATTTTTTTCGTTTGGACTAAATAACATTAGCAGACAACAAAGTGTCTGCTTTTGTAATAAAACGCAGACAACAAGAAGGAGACACCAATGTCAGCAGCATCAGACTATTTAGAAGACAAACTTCTAGATCACACATTAGGCAACACAGCCTTTACACAACCATCAACAATATATGTAGGACTCTTCACAGGCACACCTAACACAAACCTTGAAGCAGGCACACTTACAGATGAAGTAAGTGGTGGCAACTACACAAGAAAAGCAGTTACTTTCAGTGCCGCAAGTTCAGGAACAAGTTCAAACAGTGCAACAGTAACATTTGACACAGCAACAGCAAACTGGGGCACTATTACTAGTGTAGCAGTTATAGACGCAGCAACTAATGGAAATGTTTTGTTTTACGGTTCAGTAACCTCTTCAAAAACTATTGAATCTGGAGACACTTTTCAGATTGCTAGCGGCAACTTATCAATCAGCCTAGCATAAGGCACAAGGGGGTGAAAGTCCCCCTAACTTTGCTATAGAGGAGATATAGATGGCAACAATAGTAACACGTAGCGGTAAAGGTTCACCACTTTCTATAGCAGAGGGAGATGCAAACTTTACCAATCTCAACAACGATAAAGTAGAACTAGATGATATCAGCGTCACCACAGGATCACCAAGTGGAGCAGGTGCATTGAGTTACAACAACACCACAGGAGCGTTTACATTTAATCCAGTAGATGTAAGTTTGGTTCTTGAGGTTCTTGAAGACGATACTGCACCAGCATTAGGCGGAAACCTAGATGTCAATAGTTATAGTATAACAACAACACAAGCAAATGGCAGTATTCAACTGTCACCAAATGGCACAGGTATTATCAGTTTAAGTGCCAACACAAATGTAAATGGTCATTTAACTATTCAAGGATCTAATGCTTTACAAAGTGAACTAAACAATGATTTAAACCTAAATGCAACAGGCACAGGTAATATATCATTGGTAGGCACTGAAATAGATATCAATCAACCTATTGTAAACTTTCCAAACGGTGTTGCTCAAATAACTGCAAGCAACAGTGTTGATCTAGTCACTGACACTATGCTAGTAGGTGCAAGTTCAAGTAGCACAGAAGCATTGATTACAACAGCAGCAAACTCCAACTGTAGTCTTAAACTACGTGGTAATGGCACAGGAATGATATTACTAGATGACCCAGTTGCTCTTGTAGGCGGTGATTTAGATGTTGGATCACAAGAAATCATAACCAATGTCACCAACGGCACTATCACAATCCAAAACAACGGAACTGGTGTCACCAGCATCAACGGCGGCAGTGGTTTAAGCATTGCCACTGGTTATTTGAACACTGGCACAGACACAGATCTAGTGTTGAATCCAAATGGCACTGGTGCTGTATTTGTAAATGCACCAAACGCAGGATTGGCCCTTGCTGACACAGGCAGCAGTGGCTATGGTAGTATCACAGGTGCAGCAAGCACAGGCATTGGTATAAGTGCCAACGAGGGTGCTCAAGCCGCAACTGATTCAAAGATATTGGTCACAAGTGGTGGTGGATTAACATTGCAAGCAGGTTCAGGTTCAACTTTAGCATTGAGCGGTAACTCAATCACAGTGGAAGGCACTACAGATTTCAACAGCAACACTGTCCAAGAGTATGTGACAAAAAACTACAAAGTGGCAACATATGTCCCAGGTGGTGGATCAGGTGTCAGCGGCACTTATGCTCCAAACTGGACAGACGGCAGTTATCATTACTTGGTAATGGTAGGCAATGTCACAATCAATGATTTTGGTGGAACTATTGAAGCAGGACAGGTTATTCAAATCGTCAAAGATGACACCGTTGTAGGTGGCAACACATTGACATTTGGATCCAAGTTTTTAACACCAGGTGGAACTATTTCACAAACTTCAAGTGGTATGGATTTATATGAGATTGCTTGTATAGATGACACAAGCGGCGACGAAGTTTATATCGTAAGAGCATATAACAATATCCAATAAGGAGTAGGCAGTGAGCACACACCTATTAGACGAAGAGCAGTATATTGAAGATGGCTATATTGACGCCAGTTATTTTGGTGGTCTAATAGAAGGTGAACTTCGTGCCACTGGCTATTTTGTAGACGCTTATATTGACGAATCATATTTTGATTTTGCTGGTATAAGTGTCGCACTTACTGCCACCCTTACCCTTATTGTTCAAGACCTTGCTGCTGATCTAACCAGCACCAGTTCAATAAACATTGATGTAGATAAAATCAAATCATTTACAGCGTCAATGTCTGCATCAGCATCAGTTGGCAGTGTTTGTAATATTACAGCAAATGGCAACAGCAATGTTGATGTTGATTGTGCTATAACGGTTGATATTGGTAGAATAACAACAGACGGTGCTTCATTTAGCAGTGCAATCACCGCAGGTGCAACTGGCACAAGAGTAAGATTTGTTAGTGTAGATGTAGAGTCTCAAGTAACACAAACAACAGCAGGTAATGCTATATTTGGTTGTTTCCTTGATACATTTAGTGAAGCATTTGTTCCTTTAATGACAGTAAGAGTTCTAAAAGGAGATGATTTAGATTTTGTAAGTGACTTTCTTTACCAAGCCAATGTTGAAAGATACAGAGGTCTAAACGCCACTACACTTGATAACATAATCAATCTAAATGCTCAAGCAGATAAAAAACACGGAATCATTGCTAACCTACAATCTCAAGCAAATATTTCAGCAACTATATTACCATTGAAACTCGCAGAAACAAATGTTTCTGCTATTTTTACGGCTAATATAAATGGCACACATATTAAAAACTTACCTGCTAATCTTTACAGTTCTTTCCATCAAGGAGTTGATACTGGAGATAACGATTTTACAACCAATGTAGAAGCAATCTTTCCACTAGACGCATTGTTAAATGCTACAACAACAACTAGTATAGATAATGATAGATTACGCAGAGCAAATACTAACTTTGATAGTATTGCTTCACAAATATCTGCCGCAGGATTTTTACAAGACGATATAGCAGATTTAGTTTCAAGTTATTTGTTATTGTCTAACATAGGCGTTATAAAACCGTTTGACATTGATTTAACAGCATCGTCACAGATTAGCAATCAAATAAACGCAATCATAGACAATCAAGCAGATGTTTCTTTAACTTTTGATTTTACATCAACTGTTACAAATATCAAAACATTAGAATGCAATACAAGTAGTTCATTTACATTTGGTCAACAAGCAGATGTTGAACTAGGCACAGATGCGGGAGTATTGCCTACAGTAATCAAAGAAGATACTGTAACAATAGTCAGTATTTCTAGCGTTATCGCAGACATTGGTGTTATAAAATCTACTGGTTCAACAATCGCATCTAATGTAACAATGTCAGTTGAGGCAGAAACAGTTAAATCTGCGTCAATGATTATTACAGGTGCTTTCAACACATCTGTGACAGCAACAGGTGTTAGATTAGACGAAGTTGTATGCGATATTCAATCAAGTCTTGAAGTAGATGTTTTAGTAATCAAAGATGCTGTTTTTGATAACGCTATACTAGCAGGATGTGTTACACAACCACAGGCAGTTTATGTAAGCGGTGGTAATATAACAGCAAGAAGTTTGATTTCCGCAACTGTTGGAACTCTTAC